ATTCCATGTAATTTCTTTGGATCAATAAGGTTAATATCATCATACACTTTTTCCATTTTTTTCAAATTTTTTATTGCAATTTTTAAGCTTGAGTTAACCAAATAAATTTCTTCAACTTTGATAACCACGTCCTTTCTGGACGTGGTCGGCGATGGCCTCTCCGAAGCACCACCGTTAGTGACTTCTTTTGAACTACAACGCTTTGACAAATGTAAAGCGTTGGGCTCCATTAACTTCTTGTTGTATCATGGGTTATTTATATCTTTATTAATTCTTCGAATTTGATAAAATTTTCAGTATGGGTTTAAAAATTTTCAGCCGAAATATTGCTACTAATAAATTAAACATGTCTATGTCCTCATCCAATATAACCTCAGGGTTTATCGATATCGCAACTTTTGATGAGATCGAAAAATATATGTATGGTGGCCCAACTGCGACAGCATACTTTGTAAGAGAAATCAGAAAGTCGACTTGGTTCACACAAGTGCCGGTACCACTTTCCAGAAATACAGGCAATGCCGCTTTTGGACAAGAATGGTCGGTGTCTATTTCACGTGCTGGAGATTACTTGTTACAGACCTGGCTACGAGTCAATATACCACAAGTTACACTCAGTAGTCAAGTGACTCCGACTTTTGCCTTAAGATGGACCAGAAACTTGATGCACAATTTGATCCGTGAAGCAACTATTACTTTCAACGACTTGGTTGCTGCCCGCTTTGACAACTACCATCTTGATTTCTGGTCTGCTTTCACCGTACCAGCAAGCAAACGTAATGGGTATGATAACATGATCGGTAACATCTCTTCTTTGATCAATCCAGTAGCCCCAGGTGGTGTTTTGGGTGGTGTTGGTGGAACCAACCTTAACTTGCCTTTGCCATTCTTCTTCTCTCGTGACACTGGTGTTGCCCTCCCTACAGCGGCTTTGCCTTACAATGAGATGCAAATCAACTTTAACTTTAGAGATTGGACTGAATTGTTGATTCTAACAAATTCTGCTATCGCCCCACCAGCAAGTCCATACCAAACAATCACGGTTGGAACCCACATTCTAACTGCCCCAGTTCTTGGACCAGTTCAAGTATGGGCCAATTACGCCATTGTTTCCAACGAAGAACGTCGTAGGATGGGTTGTGCCATTCGAGACATCCTAATTGAACAGGTTCAAACTGCGCCACGACAAAACTATGTGCCTTTGACCAATTCAAGTCCAACATTTGACATTAGGTTCTCTCATGCCATTAAAGCACTATTTTTCTCGGTTCGTAACAAGACTGGTCCAGCTGAATGGTCAAACTACGCTACGTCTTCTCCAGTTGTTACAGGTGCAACAGTCAATTATGAACCAGCCGGTTCATTTGACCCTATTGCCAATACAACTTTGATTTATGAGAACACCAATCGTTTAGGTGCGATGGGATCAGATTATTTCTCGTTGATTAATCCATTCTACCATGCTCCAACCATACCATCTTTCATTGGCTACCATTTGTACTCTTATTCTCTACACTTTTATGACCTTGATCCTATGGGTTCTACCAACTACGGCAAATTGACCAATGTGTCTGTTGTCCCACAAGCAAGCCCAGCCGCTATTGCCGCTGCAGGTGCTACTGGTGGATTCCCAGGTTCAAATTATAACCAAGTTTATGAATTTATCATTTTATGCGTCAATAATAATATTGTTCGGATTAAAAATACGCTAGTCCGAAACAGGCGGAAGTGGTCTCGCGAGGGACCGATGGTAATGGTATGTTAAACCATTACCTTGAATCATGACTTAACATGATACTTTGGTACCGTCTAGTCGGCTTATAGTCGGGCTAATGGTCTTTTTGATCATCAAGTGGCTATAAGTGGTACGTCGACGACAGTCGACACCTAGTGGTTTGATTAAGGTTACTTTTAATCTAAATTAAATCGAAACAGGCAAGGTTGATGAAAACGGTCAAAATTCAAATAGTTTCGAGAGACCTATTTGGACAAGACCGTCGGTGTAGCTTATGTGTAAGCATAAGTGATATCGCTATCGACTGGGTCATCAACCGGTTGTCCTACTTTTAAGTCATATGACTTGGTAGGATGGCTCAATGTACAGTCAGCCCATCATAAGGATTTAATGGTTTTATCAATCATAATTTACGAGTGATGCTTATGTGATCAAGTGGATTAAAAATTGATACTTGGGAAGCATAAGGGGGTTACTAAGATTTATGGTCAACGGTAACCCTGAAAAACGTGTAGCGGTGGAGCTCTCGGTTTTCCCGTTTTGTAGGGGGATTTTTTCCAATCCTTTTTTATTTCTTTTCAAGTGGAGATGCAATTGGTTTACAAAACAATTTTTTATACTTACAAAAAGTATAAAAAATCAACAACATTTGTCCTTTCGGATAACCTTTAACTCTTTTTTATTGTTATAGATCCAAAATTCAAAATTGTGGCCTTGTTCAACCACAGCATCCATTTTTCGCAAATTATTTTCTTTATCCAAATTAAAGGTAAATTCACTCTTAACTTCTATTATTTTATCTGGAAGCAAAATATCAGGATAATAACGACCTTTGTATTTTTCTCCGGTTGTTTTAGAAGTTTTATCATAAAAAAAGGTAGGAATAACCTTAGTATCGGTTATTATATCTTCTTCTTTGTAATGGTTAAGAAGTTCCTTGAGGCATAAAGGTTCATGCCCTAAAACATTATCAATTCTTCCACTTGGAAACATGAATGGCTTACGTTGAAAACATGTTTGATTATAGTTATTATGAGCACAGTTAGAACAATATTTTGTTTCCTTGGTATTGCTGGTTAAGTTTTGACTAGATGATTCAGATATCTCACCGCATGTACCACATTCATATGTTATTTTTCGACCTCTTTCAAGAGTTAAAATTTTATGACCTGTTTTCTTTTTTACTGAAATTTGAAGAGCTTCTAATTTATCTGCTAAAATTTCACCTTTAACATTGCAATGGCCACATAATAATCTAGGGTCATCTAAAACCACCCTAGAAAATTTTCTAACACCAAAATATTTTACAGTAGTGGTGGTTGTATGCCCTTGTAAACAATCAAATGCAATTTTATTTTGAGTAAAATCTTCAAAGGTCGATTTGACCTTATATTTCGCATGTTCTAGATAGCCACAGTAATTTTTAAATTTTTGTTCCCCAAGGTTAACGTAATCTACTTTAGAAACTCTTGGTCTGCATGAATCACATAACCATAATTTTTTATTATTGATTTTGGCCTTGCTTTTTCTCACATAATAAGCAACAACAGTTAAAGTACATAAATGACCTTTATTGCATTTAAAATCAAAAGCTTTATTTGAGTTATAACTCTCCACATTTGAAATCATCTCAAAATCGTAATCATTTAACCATAACTTGGTATTTTCATAACTTTTAGACATATTCTTTATTAAATTAATTTCAACCTTAAAATTTTTTCATTTTATTTTAGAAGGGACATACGGTTATATTTGATCACAAAGGCATAAAATTTTATTTATAGTCTGATTCTCGTTCGTAGTCATGTGCGAAACTGTCAACCCATACTAATGGACCATGAGCTTGAAGAGGATAGGTCACCAGGATGCAAACGCTTTAAAATTTACCAGTTAATAAATATGTATTACAGAGACCAGTACGGTAACGTAGTCGAATACTCCCCAGAGGGTATGGGCCAATATTCAAATGCTATCCACCCAGGTGGGGTTGGTTATCATCCATTAACCAGAGAAGACTTTAGTTTTGCTGATGTCACCTCTTGGTTTGAAAAATACAAAATGTGGTTCTTGTATGCCTTAATTATTGTTGTTGTATTCATTGTTCTTATGTGGTGGTGGAACAAGAATAAGGCTAAAAAGTCAGCAGCTAGCGTTTTCTATTAACCCGTTTGCTTCGGAGAGGCTTTGCTCAACGATGGTGCTTTGCACCATCGCTTGCGACGGGTAGACCGACCCAAGGGTCGTTTTGTACCTAAATTTTTAAATTCCCTCGAATTTAAAAATTTTTAAATTGGAGAAATAATAAAGATGAAGAATAATTTGATATCGTCTAATGAAATCAGAACGAGAAGTTATGGATCTCAAAGCCAAAAATAATATGCAAGTTTGCAAAAAATGCACTCAGAGATGCTGATAACCTAACCTTTTATTTTTAATGCTACATACAAGCATTAAAAATATCAAAATATTAAAATTGATTTTTTTAGCGTATAAAATGGTCAAAATAAACAGTAAATAAAATGCAGTTAGACTACTTTATTACCCCAGAGTGTAAAATTTTAAAATCAAAGGTTCAAACTAACCCAAGATACAAAAATTTTACACAATTGTACTATACCGTTGGTGATGTTGAACAATTTTGGGTTGCCAACAACCTTAACCCTTTCGGTACTGATGGGACATACCCGCTTGCGGGTATGGTTTCATCCGACCCTGAAAGGCTTAGCCTTTCGACCCTTCGGGTCGAAAGGATTAATAATAACATTTCCAGCACCGAAGAGAAACAACCACAACTTTCGAAAGAAAATATATTCAGAACTGTGGAGACATTTCTCCCTTTTGAAGGATACAAAAATGTATCGGAAGCTCAGGTAGAAGATACCTTTAACTACATGTTTCACAAATTCAAAAAAGGAATATTTATCAAAATTCAGAATGGTCAACTTGTATCCTTTGTTCCATTTTCAAAGGCTTTTTATGTTAATGAATGGTCAGACCTTATAAAAATTGATCCAAAGTACAGGTCAATGGAAAATTTTTTTAAGGTTCATCACGACTATGTTAACAAATTAAATGGAACAAGTTATAGATTTAATATCCATAAGATTGGTTTGGACCCTAGTTTTTGGTATGCCAATAATTGTATTTTAAGGTATGAAAACCCCATAAATGAAGGGGAAAATAACTATGCCCAATTAAAGTCGATGTTTTTAGAACTGTGCGAAGAACGACACGTACCAGACATGGAATTTTTTGTAAACAGAAGAGATTTCCCACTTTTGACCAGAAATAGAACCGAACCATACAACAATATATATGGTGACGATGTACCTTTAAAATCGTTTAATTTTGACAAGTACATACCTATCCTAAGTATGTGTTCATCTGATAAGTTTGCCGATGTGGCTATACCAACCCATGAAGATTGGGCAAGAATAAAATCAGATGAAGGTATATTTTATCCAGCGAAATGCAGAAATTATACGTTTAAATTCAACCACAAATGGGAAAGCAAAAAACCAATGGCTGTTTTCAGAGGTTCCAATACTGGGTGTGGTTATGACCTTAATACCAACACAAGATTGAAATTGGCTGCTTTAAGTCAAAAGTATCCACAATTTTTGGACGCCGGGATAACAAATTGGAATCTTCGAATTAGAAAAAATAAAGATTCACCCTACCTTCAGATTCCAAATGTTGGAAATTTACAATTAGTGGGTAAACTGAGCCCTGAACAACAATCTGATTATAAATATTTGATAAACGTTGACGGTCATGTTTCAGCATTCAGAATGTCACTTGAATTGAGTATGGGGTGTTGTGTTTTAATGGTTGAAAGTGCTGAAAAATGGAAAATGTGGTTTTCTGACATGCTGGAACCATATGTTCATTTTGTTCCGATAAAATCTGATCTATCTGATTTGATAGATCAGATCAAGTGGTGTCAAAAAAATGACGACAAATGTAAGAAAATGGGTCAAAATGCCCTTAACTTTTACAAAAAATATTTGACAAAAAAGGGTGTTTTAGATAACCTTGAAGCCACCCTATTCAAACTGAGAAATGAAATGTATAGAGACTCTGGACCAAATGTAAATTTAGACCCGTTATTATTTCAAACAAAAGTGGAGCATGAAACCTTAATAAACGACACCATACCCAGAGAATACAAACCCACCGGTTTGTTTCCAAGAAACATTGGTCGAAATTATGGTGCTTTGAAAGGTCTTGAAAGGTTTTTGAAACTGGCCATAAAACCAGAAAATCAAATAACACTGACCGGTGTGGAGGTTCAAACCATATTTAAAAGTAAAACAACTAGGGTGTTACTCTACCAAGTTGGAGCTGAATATGTTGTTGGTAAAAAAACAATCGATTCAATGAAAAAGATTGAATTTATCCATGAAGCATTCATTGGGAAATATGTGGTTAATAATCTCCTTAAAGTGTGCCCAAATTTTGTATTTACCTTGGGTTACCGAGATGAACCGTACATTAGTTACAATTATTCAGATTATGGTCCACCACGGGAAGCTTCAAGTGTGAAAGAAAATACAGTGCTTCAAGAATACATAAGAGGCCCAACATTCCAGGAATTTCTCAAAAATTGCTCCATTAAATCATATCTTGAGGTTATTTTGAGCTTAAGTTGTGCCCTGATCATAGCACAAACTCGATATGGTTTTGTTCACCACGATTTGAAACCTTGGAACATCATAATAAATATTTTACCCGAACCGGTCATAATCGAGTACTTTTTGAGAACAGATGGCGGACAAGATGTCGTTTACAAGGTCAAAACCAAGTATATTCCAATCATCATTGATTATGGCAAGAGTCACGTCGTATATAATAATGTTCATTATGGTATTATTGAACCATTTACAGTCAACACATATATTGATTTAGTTGTTATGCTTCTATCGAGCATAAATGAACTTGTTCTTCGTCAGAAAGAAAATGTTGATGGTCATGACGTGAACGACCTTATATTTTTATCCAATTTTTTGAGTTCATTTAATGTTTCAAGTTTACCAGAATTGAAAACCTTTCTTTATAAAACAAAAAAATTTGGAAACCTAGATGTAAACGACCTGAAACTTAATTTGCATTCAAGCAAAACCTTATTTGAAGAATTCTTCAAATATGTGGGGCCACTAACCAAAAAATACAAAATTGGTTTTGGTAAAGATAATTTAACCTTAAACACGTGGTCTTCAAATTCACGACAAATTTCAGATATGGGATTTGGGTTGGAATTGGATGATAAGGTCAATTCTTACCTTGAAGTTGTGAGAAGAATGTATAAAAATCCAATGCCCCAAGAAACCAATAGATTCACGACTGTTATGATTGCTCAGAAAATGTTTGATGGTTTGATGATACCTAAAATGGAATTTATTGAATTTGCCGCACAAAACACGATAAATAAGAAAAAGGTTGATAGTGTCCTTCGGGAATTTAATAAAATGGAAAAATTTTTAATGGAATTTTATACCACCCAGATTAATAAAAAAATTCGAGAACCATTCAATCTTGGAGTGGATGAACTTCAGTATAAAAATGTCATGAAATTTGATACAATACCAAGTCGAAGCTTATTTTTAGGGTCGAAATACATTAAGGCTAAAGTAACCGAAGATATGAAACATTTACCCGCAACGTTTCCAGACTATGCTTACTACCGTGCTCTTTTGTTGGATGTTATAAGGAACAGAGGACCATTCAGAATAAATGATGACGATAAACTCTTTTATATGGACAATTTTAAGCTTGTATTTGATACCAAATTTTTGGCCAAGGTTGAGGATATTGAAACCATTCGATTTTTCATGAAATAAATTGAATTTTAATGGTTAAAAAATCATAAAATAAACATGGATTCAGAAAGGTTAGAACAAAGCTTAAAAAAATATTTTAGCAAGCAAAAAAATATCGATTACATACTAAAGAAGACTAATGGCCCAAATCAAACATTAAAAATTTATGAAATTTTATGCATGATTAATGACCCTAATAACACATCTGAAGATAAGCTATCTTTGGCTATAACATACCTTAAAAAAGATTGTTTATTATGGTCTCATCCAGCCTTTGATATGGAAAAAAAGAAAATAGATGAAGAAAACGACTTTATAGAGTGTCCATATGACGTTGCAGAAGGTGTCTTAAAGTGTGGTAAATGTGGATGTAAAAAAATTTTTTCGTTCTCAAAGCAAACTAGATCCATGGACGAGCCGACGACTGTGTTTGCTCGATGTTCGAACAAAGAGTGCGGTCACAAGTGGTGTGAGGGTTCTTAACCCGTTCGCTTCACGAGTCTATATCTCAAATCATAATAAAAAGGAAACGTTAATTTTTTATGCTTTTTTGAAGCATAAAAAATCCGCTTTTTGAAATTGAAGAAAATGCATTTCTAGGCAAGGGTACCACCCACGGAAGATTATCATATTTCAATTTTATGCTTCTTGGAAGCATAAAATCGTCTAGTGGGTAGCATCCACTTTTTGCTGCGTTGATGGTTAAAGTGGTCTTAAACTTAGTATTTGTATCTCCATCGAGGATTTATCGAGACCCCAATTTTCTTGACAATGTCCCAAATGATTCTCTTTCTCTGGTCAATTTTAACCTCTGGGTGACTCTCTTTCAAATGGTTCTCAAAAGCCACACGTTTAACAACATTATTATCAGGATTAAACACAACCATAGCATCTTTAATTGCATCAATTGTATCTTGTTCCAAAATAGTGGTTAGTTCAACCTCTTCTTCTCCTATTCGTTGATAGGTAACTCTTATTTTTTCAAGGCGCAACGGAGCCATAATAACAGGTTCTTTGTTCATTGTGTCTTCAACCATTTGATTTCGGTTCAAGTTGACGAATAAGAGAAATTCTGCATTGTGGTCGATTATAGCATCCAAACACTTTACCAACCAGTCATAGTTGATGATGTATAGTTCTTTATTTGCGTTCTCTCTGAAGCCTCCCAGAGTTGCAGCTAGAGCCTGTTCTATAGCCCGATAACTAACAACTTTTCTAAGGTAGACGAAAAAATGAGAGTTTGAATCCGATTTCCCACTGTTGTACTGAGACAACCTAGATTTTACCAGGTCAAACGTGCCACATCCACCTGGTTTAAACTTGGTTTCGACCATGTATTGGTCTGTGGTTGCGATATAGATGTACTCTTGTGGTTCGACTTGTTTGGTCGCTTGATTGAACTTGAGAGCCCGTTGTAGCTTCTCTTTGGCTTCTATTTCGACTTTTGCTTTGAGTAGTCGTTGTTCTTCTAGTTGGCTTTCTAATTTTTCTGCACGTAATCTCAATTCTTCTTCATACTTATCTTTTATGGTTAGTTGAGCTACCGCATTCGCAAGCTGTGATTCAACCTGAAAAGAGCCAAATTTTCGAATGCTTGGAAGTATGGTTTTGCACACCAATCTTTTGAATTCTTTAGCAAAAGGAGCATGTGAGGATAAAATTAACGAATACAATCCAGATTCGTTAATGTATACAATTTGACCTTCTCGAAACGAATAATTTTTTTGACCTAAATGGTTTCCATCAACCATATCGTGGGGGGGGCAATTTGCCCCCCCACCGTAGGATTAAAAAGAGCCATTAAATTTTCCAGATTTGATCTGTCTTCTTCTTCAACAAATTTTTTTATGGCGGTTTTAGAGTCCTGATACCCTAAAACATCACATATGTTTTTACCACAAAAATAGGGGATATCAATAGTGCCAGCAAGTTTCACCAGATGATTTTTTCCACCAACTTCTACCGTCATATATTCTCTGCTTTGTTCGAGGTCGATTAATGCATTCATTTTTTATTATACTTTTATAATAAAAAATTTTCCAACTGATTTAACTCTTTTCCGGGCAAATTTGCCTGCGAAAGGGTTAATCACGCCTTAAATTAAATTGAACGGTTGTTTGAAGCGATTGGTTTGGAGTTTGTGGCGACTGTGTATCTTGATCTTCAAATTGGATTTCTTCACCCGTTGGAAGGCGCCAAACAATCCTAAAATTGCTAGTTGGTCTAAATCTTATCGTTTTATGACTCAAATCACCAGTAAATTTGGTAAACTTTTCGGTTCGGGTAAACAATTGACCCGTGGGCGTTGTAACCTTAAAATAACTCTTGAAAGAGTGATTGTTTGAAAAAAGATTGTTTTGGGATGGATAATTTGTATCATAAAATTCAACATACAAAAAAGGGTAATCAAGCGGCCTACCACCAGACCCATTTTTAATTTTAATATTGGGTAGGATACCCGATACCAAGTTGATATCATATGCAACTTGCTCGTGTTGTCCGACTGTTGTACCAGCATATGATAGAGTGCGATAGTTGTCTGATGTTTGAATCAGAAGTTCTACCACGGTCCCAGGTGGAAAAGCTATAGACAGTGGTGGTGCCACAGTTGCCACACTACTGGTCAAGTCAAAGTTTGTTACTTTAACAATCTCTCCGGTTGAAAGTATCCTTATAAAATCTCCTGGAGTAACACCGACACCAATACCGGTTAAATTAACCGTTGTTGTTGTATTGCCCGCCCCAAGACTCAGACCCGCAGATGGTGGTTGATCTCGGATGTTATACTTGTCTGTTGCTAGCCATCCTCCAGGGATCACAGCTATAACTTTGTGCAATTCAGAGTCGTAACCGGTTATAAGTGTCAACTGTGATTGAGTCTCATTGTACAAATACTTATTTGTGTAGGCATTTGTCATATCAGCACCTACAGGGACATATAGTGTATTTGGTACCGGGGTCACCTTAATAGTTACAGCGTTTCCAGCTTGTACACCAGAACCAGTCACATCAAGTTGCATATAGTCCAGTCCACCACTCTGAGATAGGAAAGTGCTACCGTTAATCCTGTATGATGGTGGCACATTGAATTCGGCACCCTGATAGTAGTTGGTTATCTGAGAAAACGAGTTGGCTGGCGCTGATACAATAACACTATTGTTGGTTTGACTCACTACAGTCGATGGTATAGAAATATTTTGACCAGTCCAGGCAATTATTGGTGCCTGATTACTGATCGGATCAACTGCATTCAAACCGTTGGACTGTCCGCTACCAGACCATGGCACTTCAAATAGACATGGGTTGGACCATAAACTTCTATTTCTATGAGTTGAAACAAATTCAAAGTCAATCTTAATCATTTATTAATTATTTTTTACGCACCCAAAAAATATGCCACAAAACTAATTTTTAAGTCGTCTACCCGATGCCCTACGGGCATCGGTTAGCTTTTACCCTATGGGCAAAAGTTTATCCACAAAGTAAATTTTCATCCATAAACTAAAAAGGACCAATATTTTTAACC